GGGCACCGTCTGGGCCCGGCGGCAGCTGTCGGTGCTGCGCGGCCAGCTGGGCACCGCGGCGGCCTCGCACAACGGCGGCACCGTCATGTCCGTCTCGGTCGTGCCCGCCGTCGTCAAGCAGCTGTCGGTGGCCGAGTCGCTGGTTGCCGTCACCCAGGAGCCCGGAGCGTATGCGGGCAGCTCCGGTTCCGTTGATACCTCCACCGGCCAGCAGCCGGGCCCGCCGCCCGGCCAGGGGCTGCCGGACCTGCGCGACCGCTGCTACGGCGCGGTCGGCCGGAAAGCAAGGACGAGGACGATCTGATGCCCGAGGTCACCGTGTCGGAGTCGGGCCCGCTGTTCGGCGGCCTGCGCGACCGGATCACCGATCAGCACCTTACCCGGCTGCGCGAGGACCTGGCCCAGGAGGCGGTGAACCGGATCCACCAGCGGCTGCATGAGGTGCTGCAGCACCCGACCGGCCGGTATGAGAGCAGCATCCAGACTGAGCGCCAGGTCGCCGACCTGGCCGTCACCGACGGCGGGATCATCTACGGGAACTGGCTGGAGGGCACCGGCAGCCGCAACTACCCGGCCACCCGGTTCCGCGGCTATCACACGTTCCGCGATATCGGCCAGCAGGTGGAGGCGATGGCGGGCCCGTACGCCGAGCAGCAGCTGGCCTCGTACGTGGCCGAGCTGAATGCCTTACAGGAGGACAGCAATGTCAGTACCGTCAGAACCGCGCAAGGGACAGTTCCTTCCGACGTACACCTACGTGGACTTCGAGGGAGGCGGCGACCTGCATTTCGAGACGCAGGAATGCCCCGTCTGCTTCGCTCTCGTCTCCACCGAGCACCTCGACGCTCACACGGGCCTGCACGAGGCCCAGGCGGGCTCCGGGCCGAAGTGATGCTGGGCAAGTGCCTGCAGTGCCTGATCGACCTGAAGCTGGCCGACCAGGAGGGTAACGGTGCCAGCCCGGGGCCGGAGACCGCCAACGAGGCGATCACGCTGGCCCCGTCCTGGCAGGGCCAGCAGGTGGGCCCGCAGCAGCTGATGGCCTGCATCCCGGTGCCGACCTGCTATGACCACCTGATGGTGGCCCGGACCAGCCCGCTGGCCAAGGGCGTCCTGCTGGACCGGCCGCGGTGACCCGCAAGCCGGCCGCGCCGGACCCGATCACGCAAGCGGTCGCCGACCGCCAGGCCCAGATCGACGCCTGGCGGCAGGAGCAGATCGCGGACCTGGACCGGATCATCCGGGACGTGCCCGAGCCCGAGCAGGAGCCAGACGGTGGCTGACGAGCGCCCGCGCACGATGCACCTGGACGCCTCGGTGGCGCACGTGGAGACGGCCCTGCTGGCCAGGGCGGGTCAGGCGGGCAGTCACCTGGACGTCGTCCGCCGCCAGGCCCGCATGAACGGGCTCAGTGCCTCCGAGCCGTTCCTCGGCACCCTGGCGGGCGCGGTCGCCGAGATCGTCGCCACCGAGCTTCGCGCCCTGGCCGAGGAATTGCATTACTCGTGAACTTTAACGAGGCCGCGATCGCCGCCATCTTCGACAAGACGGTGAGCTACGCCGCGGCCTCGGGCTACTTCGATTCGGTCAATGCCCACGAGCCGAAGTCGGCACCCGGCAACGGCGTCACCTGCGCGGTCTGGGTGGACCGGATCGCCCCGGTGCGGTCCTCGGGCCTGGCCAGCACCTCGGGCCTGCTGGTGCTGATGCAGCGCGTCTACACCAGTTTCATCAGCCAGCCGTTCGACGCGATCGACCCGAACGTGCTGTCCGCCGTGTCCTGGCTGATCGGTGCCTACTCCGCCGACTTCGACCTGGGCGGCGCGGGCGGCACCCGGAACATTGACCTGCTCGGCGCGGAGGGCGTGCCGCTGGCCGCCCAGGCGGGCTACATCGAGATCGACCGCAAGATGAACCGCGTGATGACGGTGACGATTCCCATCGTGGTGAACGACATGTGGAGCCAAGAGGTGAGTGACTGATGGCCAAGACCGGTGGCCTGGGGGACAATTTCTACGTCCAGGGCCTGGACCTGAGCGGGGACGTCGGCGCGCTGTCCAAGATCGGCGGCGGCCCGGCTGCGCTCGACGTGACCGGCCTGCGGGCCGGCGGCTTCGAGCGGATCGGCGGCAACCGCGACGGCGGGTTCGACTTCGCCTCCTGGTTCAACCCGTACAGCCCCGGCGTGCCGGCCGGGATGTACCTGCTGCCGTCCTCGGACGTGATCGGGTCCTACTTCCGCGGCACCGCGGTCGGCGGCGAGGCCGCGGCCTGCACGGCGAAGCAGCTGAACTGGGACGGCACCCGGGGCACCGACGGGTCGATGAGCTTCGCCGCCTCGCTGCAGGCTAACGGCACCGGCCTGGAGTGGGGCACCCAGCACACCGCGGGCATCCAGCTCGACGCCGCCGCGGCCCAGTCCGCGGGGATGGACAGCGGCGCGGCCGGGCTGAGCTTCGGCGCGCAGATGTACGTGCACGTCTTCTCGGTTACCGGCACCTCGGTCACCATCAAGCTGCAGGACTTCACCACCGACGTGCCCGGCTCCTACGCCGACGTCACCGGCCTGACCACCACGGCGATCACCCCGGCTATGTGCCCGTACGCCGTCCGGGTGGCGACCGCTTCCAATGCGCTGGTCCGCCGCTGGACCCGGGTGGTCAGCACGGGGACCTTCACCAACGCCCGCTTCGCGGTGCTGTTCGTGCGCAACCCGGTGACAGTGAGCTTCTGATGGATCCCCGCGGCGCTCAGCTGCTGAACCGGATCCAGCCGGCCATGGGCCCGGGAAGCTACAAGTCCTACCAGATCGCCGCGCCGGTCAGCACCCACTGGCGCGACGCCGCCTGCGAGGAAGTGGGCTGCGAGAAGTACCTGAACGGCTTCGCGCTGGTTATCGACGAGACCAGCGCGCTGGGGCAGTTCCAGGGCGACTACGCCCGGCACGACGCCAGCCGGCCTCATCGCGAGAGCCGCGACGAGCTGGGCATGACCGTGTTCACCTACCCGCCCGGCACCCGGTGCTTCGAGCCGCACAAGACGCGGATCGAGCGCCCCGAGCACTTCCTGATCACCGGGGGCGACTGGCGGGGCAACCCGCGCGGCACGCCTGCCATCGAGCTGCGGCCTGACCAGTGGGTCGACGATTTCGCCTGTCATCAGGACGGGCTCAAGACCGCGCTGGACCGCGGTTAGAAGGGATGTGAGTCATGGCGAAAACAAGCGGCGTGGGCTGGACCACCCTCAACGTGGACCTGTCCGACGGCACCACCGTCACCGATATCCGCAACGACGTCACCAACCTGCAGTTCGCGACGCCGCGCGCTGTCACCGACGTGACCGGCATCGACAAGAGCGCGATCGAGCGGCTGCTGCTGCTCGCCGATTTCTCCATCACGCTCAACGGCCAGTGGAACTCCGCGGGCGTGCACCTGGTGCTGAAGACGGTGCCGTCCACGTCGGTAGCGCGGACCACGACGCTCGGCGTGGCGGGCGTCAGCCTGCCCAACGAGGTGCTTTACACCGACTACGCCATCACCCGGGACGCGGGCGGCGACCTGAACTGGTCCTCGCCGGGCGTGCTGGCCAACGGCGTCGTGCCGGTCTGGGCCTGATCCTCCGGACCCGTTAGGAGGAGCCATGGCCAAAGCCTCTGGCATCGGCTGGACCACGATGAGCGTCGATACCGTCGGCGGGGTCCTGACCGACGTCCGCAACGACTGCACCAACCTGCAGTTCTCCACGCCCCGGGCAGCCAGCGACGTGACCGGGCTGGACGTGCAGGCCATTGAGCGGATCCTGCTGCTGGCTGATTTCACGGTCACGCTGAACGGCCAGTTCAACCCGGCCGGGGTGCATCAGGTGCTGAAGACGGTGACCTCGACCGCGGTGCTCCGCTCGACCGCGATGACCGTCAACGCCGCCACCTTGAACAACGAGGTGCTCTACACCGATTACACGGTGGTCCGGGCCCAGGGCGGTGACCTGAACTGGTCGGCGGCCGGGTCGCTCGCCGACGGCACCGTGCCGACGTGGGCCTGACGTGGCTGCACTGGGCGCAATGGCTGCCAGTCGCGCTGTGGCTGGCCAGGGAGGTTTACATGGGATACCAGCGCAAGCCGAAGCAGTACCGGCTGAAGTTCGAGGACCCGGACATGGAGGGCTTCGTCTGCCTGGCCAAGTCGGTCAGCGTCGATGAGTTCGTCATGCTGACCCAGCTGGCGGGCGACATGACCGGCGGCCGGAACTCGGATCTGGGCCAGGTCTTCGACCTGCTGGCCGCCTCGATCGTCGAGTGGAACCTGGAGGACGAGGCGGGCGAGCCGCTCAAGCCCACGGCGGAGGTGATCCGGGC